ACCACCAGGCAAAGTGCTGATCTCTGTACCACGTCCACCTTCTCTTCTGGGAAGCCAGAAGTCTTCCAGCATGGACATGAACTTACGATCATCACGAATCTCGCCAGTGTTAGCATCGTAAACCAACTTGTTACGATACCTGTTCATCACATCTTTCAGGTATTGCTCAGCCTTGACTTTAGGCAGGTTACCTACATCGATGTAGAAAATTCTTCTTTCAGGAGCACGGGACAATCTGTAGATAACCAGAGAGTCTTCAATCATTCTCAGTTGATTAAGAGACTTGATTGCCTTATGAAGATAAGAAAGAACAATCGATCTGTTTCTATCTACCAGACCAGAGGTGCAATAGGTAATTGCATCTTTTGCAATTCTAATACCCTTTGCGTCTCCGCCACCAGTTACTTGTGTGGGATACTGAGACTTGGGAGTATACATGAAATACTCTTCAATCTCAGGAACCATTCCTCTTGTGATTTGATCTGTTGGATCTACTCTACCATTCAGAGCGCTAGACTGTTGAACAATTCTCTGTTCACGGGAAGCCTTTTTCTCTTGTCTAACATAACGCATCTTCAATGCGTCAATGAATCTGATTTCTTGCAGACCCTTCTCAGGATCTTTGAGGTCAATGATTTTATGATAGTAGATTCTTCCATCTACATACCAGTTTCTGAAGATCTCGTGTGACTTTGAATCAAAGTCAAGCAAGTCTTTGATCTTCTTGAATTCTCTACGCAGAATTTTTTTGATGTCCTCACTTGCATTCAAGTTTTGGAGATCAATAGTTACTGGAGAGTCATTTACATCGGAAACAATTGCTTCATTAACGATATCTTCAATGGCGGTATCCGCTTCTGGATGAAGCGCCATCTCTCTATATCTTCTAATCAGATCAGCTTCAGTTTTATAGACACCTTCAATGTCAACATACTGACCATAAAATCCACTAGACAAATAATAGTCAGACCCATCCTCATTACTCTGAGGAATAGGGCTGACTACACCTTTGGATTTCTTTTCGGTATCCTCAATTGAGAAGCCAAACAGCTTAGGCATTATCTAATTCCGATTTCTACCCTTCTATTTATGCTACTATGGAGCGGTGATATCTCCGCCTTCACCGTATGCTTCCCAATATTGAACTTGCAGTTCAACAGTAAACTCTTCGATAGTATCAGAAGAATCGTAGGAAAGTTCAATCTGGGAGACGTTTGTTGGGAACACATCGTAGAAACGATAGGTTCTCAGAGTCTCGCCCTCACGGTTCAGTTGGAACACATAAGCATCCGACTTGTAGTTGGATGGGTTGCTCTCACCAGTGGCATCTGCTACGTTGTTGATAGCGTTCATCCACTTCTCAAAAGCGCCTCTGATAGCAAAGTCAGTATCGTTGATTACGGTAACTGTCCAAGTATCAAATGTTCTATCACCAGCGATCTTCAGAATTCTACCTCTGAAGGGAACGTCGATAGGTGCAACGTTAGAGGCAGGCAGCGCTGCTGCCTTGACTAGGAATCTTGCTTTGTCCAGGACATTGTTGTCAGCAGGAGCGATTCCGGGGAATGCCAACGAGACCTCAAACAGATTAGGCCTCGCACCACCGCCTGTCAGTTTACTCTTAAAGTCACTGATCTTCCTTAAGGCTGGAGGATTTAGTTGTTGTCTTGCCATTTAATGTGACCTCTAGTCTTTAGTATTTAAGGAATTAAACGTTTCCGATAACTTCAGCAAAGTCAACTCCGGTGCGGGTAGCAACGAAAGTCAGACCAATGAAGTTAATCGAGCGAGCGGGTTTGATGAAGATATCAGCCACGAACTCGTTATTATCAATTACAGCAGCGGTGTTGTTTGTCTCGTCGCAAACTACGACGAAATCGGTAATACCACGCTTGGATTGAACATCTCTCAGGAAAGGTTCAACCGTGTTGACGAAATTAGTTCTAGTAATCTCATCGTTGAACTCAAAGAGTTGATCCTTAGCAGCGGCGCTGATTGCATTCTCAAGATAGATGAACAGACGACGTACATTGATACGATCGAATGCCGAAGACTTAGCCAGAGCGGTCTTATCACCGAAGAGAACAATTCCAGATCCAGACTGGAAGATTACAGGGTTGATTCTGTTGCTGTACAGAACGTCTCTTTGTTGCTGATTGGGGTTGTAGGGAACCTTAACAGCGTTCAGGATAGTTCCTCTCAGGGTTCCTGCGGGAGAGAACCAGGGGAAGTTATTGATATCGTTTCTAGCACAGATACCAGCAACGTCACCGTTGAGTGGGACATATCTGAAGGCGTTATTGAAGCGGTCAAACATGTACTTGTAACCGCTGTCGAATACCGCGAACGAGGAGGATGTCAGAGGTCCGAAGAAACTGACAACATTGTTCGTGATATCGGTATCAGAGTTAACTGTAACCGAACCAGCAGCAGCATCACTGACGATTGCTTTTCTGTAGGGAGAAACAAATGCGATTGCATCCTTTCTTCTCTCAGCAACATCGATTGCTTTCAGAGCAACAGATTGTGCTTCTGCTTCATCAAGGTTCGCAGAACCCATCAGAACGAAGTCAACATCATAGTTGTCTGCGTTACCGTACAGTTCAAATCCTGCTCTGATGTTTGCAGCGGATGCTGTCAAACCACCAGCGTTAGCAGCAGTGTTTGTTGTACCAGTCTTACCACCGTAGTTAACACCACCGGTCAGAGCCATGTTGGTGTTACCAATACCTGCAAAGATGATGCCTTGTGCGGGTTGATCCCAAGCAATATCAGTTGCAGCCTCGTAACTAGTGTTTGTACCAAATCCAGTAGCGACTGTGTTAGCGGGTTGTCCACCAGCGTAGATGTACTCAGATTGGTTCTTAACATACTTTCTGTAGTAGGAAGGAGATCCTACGGAGAACTCAGCGTCAGATGCCTTGGAGAGAGACAGATGCTTCTCAAGGATCGTGCCAGTGTTTCCGGTGATTTCTCCATCGTCGTCGATGACGACTACGTGAACTTCATCGTTCTTAGAAGATCTTACATCAGCGTATCCAGAAGTTGTAGGACGCTGAGCGATTTGGTTCCACTGAATCGAGTTGCCATTAGACAACGAGATCGACTGACTATCGAACCAGTCAGCTGGTGTTCCATTTCTCAGTTGACCGAAGAAGGTGACGCCAGTTCCAGCGGTGACTTCTAAACCAGTCGTGCTGCCAACTGTAACTCTTGTGTTTCCGCTTTCCAGAGAAACTGCAGAGATAGAAACATGAGTCAGAGCAGATCCGACATGAACAGAAGATCCTGCAGAAACCAGAGCGGTGAGGTCTCCAGTGATGACGAAACTAGATGTTCCAGCAACGCCAGTTGTCTCTACACTTCCGCTTGCATTAGCAATGAAGGCAGGAACACCACCAGAGGAATTGATAGGAGTAAGTCCAGGGTTACCCGATCCACCAGCGATGAATCTGTATGTTCCGTTTGGAGTGTAGTCAACATCAGTCGTAACTCCAGCAGAAGAAACATGCTGAGTCAACTTGACTTCCAGATAGTTGCTTGCACCAACCTCAGTAATGATACCCTTCAGGTATCCATCGAGAGTTGAGGTTCCACCAAGACCAGCAACAACTGTTCCAGAAGGAATGTTTTGAGAAACACCCATTCCAACAGAAAGTCCTGTGGTTGTGATTCCAGAGAACTGCTGATCGCTCTTACCGTCGATCATTGCAACTCTCAGTGTGTTAGCCCAGGATCCAGGATCACGGGAAACAATGTCATAGTTGGTGATAGTCGAACCATCGTAACCAAGATCGCTATAGTGAGTAGCACTCTTGATCTTAGGTCCAGTTCCATAACCTACACTACTGTAGAAGGAGTTCTTGAGATCAGAGTCATCTGCTCTAGTGACACTCAGAGAACCACCATACGCAAGGTAGGAAGATCCAACCAACCAAGTTTCATATTGCTTGTCGAGGTCATATGATTGACCGAAGTTGTCCAGAAGTTCTGCTTCGTTGCCAACAACTGTGGGGAGTTCTACGGGTCCTCTAGCAAAAGGACCAACTAAGGCTCCGGTCTTGTCAGAAGTAGGATCGATCCTCCCGAGGGTCAGGTCTACTTCCCTTACGACAATACCAGGAGATGCTAAATTCAGCGGCATCTTATTGCTCCTTGAGAAACCAGAATAAGTCTGTAGTTATTTAGATTTTCGAGCTGTTCAAGTGGGGAAACCATGCATGAACCTACCAATCTGGATACTCTCTTTCCCAAATTTTATATTTTTGAGACTTATTATCTTTGACTCTCTTCACACAGCATTCCTTACATTCGTAAGAGTAAGATGATGCTAAACTTCTCCTGCCTTTTCTAGTCAGGTAGAAATCGGACAATAAATTTTTTGTTTTGCCACATACTCTACAAGTTCTCTCTTGTAGAAATAGACCATCAAGTTCTAGATGATCTTCGATATCCATCAGCGATACTCCCACATAAAGGACTGATCACCATACTCATCTCTATACCATCTGTCACCTTCACTATCCACGAATGTCCCCTCGTCTGTTATGCCATCAGACAAGAAACCAAAGGGAGCCATGTCTTGTTCAATCTGATTCTTCTGCTCTTCGTAGATTTTCTTACGGACATCTTGATCCGTCATCTCTTTGAAGTAGTCCTGTGCAACTAACCAGGCAAAGATAACTAGACACATTGCCAAGTCATCATTACATCCTTCTTCTGCTTCAAAGGATTGCTTTCTCTGAACAAATGTAGTAAGTTCTGAAATAATATCATAATCAACTGTAAGAATCTTATGATCCTCTACAAGAGTCTTAAGGTTAGAGCATCCAAGTTTCTTCACAGCAGAAGTCATCCTGACTCCCATCTGAGATTTCTTACCAGAGAATCCATGACCGACAACCTGACCAGCACGACCTCTCATGGAAGCCATCAGCATATTGTCATACTCAAGATCAAAGTGCAAAATATTTGCAACCTGGTCACCAATATCATTTACTTCACATAGAATAAAACAACTATGATATGTTTTTGCTATATCAAAGATAATACTTGGGAACAACATTGGTTTGATTTCATTGTTCCTATACTTTGCTACAACCTTGTATGGGAACTCTGTGATATCAAATACTAGGAAAGCTGAGTAGTCATTACCAATACCTCTGGCAACGTCAACTGTCATCAAATAATTATGTTCTTCTCTAGGCCTTTCAAAGATATCCAATCCAGCATTTGATTGAATTGGATCCTCATAGACCATTGTCTTAAGAATGGCTGGTGCAATCAGAGTATCAACAGATCCAAGGAACTCACACTCAAACTCAACACGGAACTGTGATTCTGAAGTGTTTCTGATTGTTTGTTCTTTCCAAGCCTCATCACGACCAGGAACTTCTGACCAGTGAACTTCTGTGGGAATATATTCGTTTCTCTTTCTCTCAGCGTCATGCCAGTAACGGTAGAAGTGATTCATACCGTGTGGCGTAGACACCATAATTACTTTGGTGTTTTGTCCAGACGAGATAGTAGGATAAACAGAGGCAAAGAATTGATCAGCAATGTGATTCGGGATGAACGCGAACTCGTCAAGAAAGATGATATTATAGGAGCCGCCACGGACAGCAGATGCAGACGTAGATGCGGCGAGTATTTTGCTGCCATTTTCAAGTTCTACACTACCTTTGTTCCATACGATGATACCCTGCTGCATCCACTTAGGCAAGTTCTCGTATGCAAGTTGTAATCTTCCCAGCAGATCTCTTGCAGTAGATGCTTTGTTAGCCAGGATAGCAACATTGACATTATCATTGAAAATAGCGTAATGGAGTAAGTAAGATACACAAGTTGTAGACTTACCAGTCTGACGAGGCATCTTACAGATATTAAATCTGTGATTGTGGAAGTTATTAATTAACTTCTCTTGAAAGTCATATGGTTTAAAGTTGACAAGACCTTCGTCCAGAGATACAATCTTGATATAATTTTTGGCAAAATAAACAGGATCCTGTTTGCACTTAATAAACTCCTCGATCTGATCGGGAGTAAATTCAATCTTTGTGTGGGCCTTCTTTAGATTCGGGTTCCCTAAGTAAATATCGTCCATTATTATATCTTGGATTGGTTTTTAATTCATTGTCTAGCATTATGCTAAAATCATCACAACACTTACACCACTTTTCCCTCATTCTTTTTGATCTTACATAATCTTTTAAACCATAATGGTAGTTATACCATTCTTTCCAAAGAGAAGCACATTTATCGCTTTTGCGTTGTAGGTGCGGCTCGTTGTACAATTGCATCACTCTACCAATGTTCCTAATCGACGACGAATCTCTCTCAGTTCCTCAAAGTCTTTCTTCTTAGTGCCACCGTCATACTCCCATGCATAACCTGCTGTAATCATTTGCTCGTTGAGAGAGATTGTTGCGTCCCCAATGTATAACCAACCGAGAAGGCGACCATACTTACCCACACCCCCAACAAGTTCAGTACGAATGATAAGATCATCGTCACCAGCAATAGCACCTTCCAGTTTGTCTTTGAGCCAGTTGGTTGCATCGATTCCGAGCGCTTTCTCTTCCAAGTCTCGCGTTCGTTTTTCAGGAGTATCGACGCCAGCGATACGAACTCTTTCTTTTTTATAGAGATCAAATCCGAGATCGATAACCACATCAATCGTATCTCCGTCTAATACTTTGGTGATCTCCAAACAACGAAAGTTGTAGCAGCTCTTCCTGCTGGGCGGTGTCATTGATCCCATCTTGCATCTCCAAGTTAGCCATATTCATTATATAGTAGATATAGTAACAGGTTCCTGCTAACAGGATAACAAGCATGACAAAGATGCTCCAAACAGGATCAGTTGGATTCATTTTCCTTTATATTTTACTGGCCATGTCACTTCCATTGCAGTAACAAGAAGTGTTATAAAAACAAAGACAAATAATGTACTCATTAAGTTAAAAAGTCTGATATTAGTGAAATAACTGATAGGAAAATACCTATCCCAATGAAAAATCCTATGATTATGAGTTCTGATTCCATAGTTCTCTAAAATAAAGATCTACGTTTTGTAATGAATCTAGCGGTGCCTCTTCTCCTCCTCGTGCCCAGTTAGAGCAAAATCGTCGCATCCCTGTAGTTACTTGCGGTACGCTGAATATCCTTGCGAACGAAGATTCTGCAAATAAGAATCTCTGGTTAATGCGCAGTTCCGTTTCCGGTGTAATCGTCTGAGTCATAATAGACCTCTTCTCCTTTGAATATACCAAAGAATATTGTTGTGCATACGAAAGGTATCGCAATCCACAATAGTGCATCAGCTAAAGTCATTATTCTCCGTCAATCCTAATGATCTTAAATATTCTTTCCACCACTCGGGGTCCCTGCTTCTTTTCCAATTGGGAACAGGTAAACCAAGTTCGGAATAATGTTTTTCAAGGGCCTCATCTATAATCTGTGCGATCTCCATATTCCTCTTCCTCTTCGTCAACGTCCTCATATGGATTTTCCACATAAGGTCCTCGTTTTCTTGAGGGTTCTTTTCTGACATATTCTGATTCAGAATTTACGGCAGATAACCACACAGCAAACTTCATTACTATGTAGATCACAGCGAGAGGCAAGAAGCATAGTAGTAGTTTGTATGTGTTCATTTTCAGACATTACATCGCGCTGAACTTATAATCCAACACCGCTTTATATAGTTCGTCTCTTAGTTGCCAGAGATGCTCTTGTTCACCCCATGGTCTTTGTGGAGATCCCTCCCAAGTTTCTAGTCTTCTCTTTACACAATCATACAACAAATAAACATCTTCAATGTTAAAGTTCATAAAAAACTTATGCTCTTCTGGATTAGTCTCGTCCATCATCATCGTCGTCCTCGTAAGTGGAAGGTTCATCAAAAAGTTCATCCATTTTTAAATCTTGGATTCTCTTTTGAAGTTCGTCATACCCCTCTGGGTACTCTAGTTCTTTGAATGTAACCGACATGAGTTTACCAGTAGTCCCTGGTGGGAGCTCATCTATTTCAGGATGAGACTTATAATCTGGTTTCTTCATGTATCCATCACGCTCCCCCAAGATACGCCACCCCTGAATCATCATGGAGATGGCGATACCCAGAAGAACAAACCAAACTGAATAAAACGCTATTGGGGTAATGTAATCTTGAGCCATGGGAATAGGGGATCGATAGCACCTACGAGCCTGAGGAGACCTTCAGCAAAAAGTGCAAGAACAACCCAACCGACACACATAGAAATAATACTAGCATTGCGATTATGCCTCCTAATAGCAGCGTCTATCATCTCTTGGCACTCTTGTTGAGTGACCAAGGAATCAGGTTTAATTTCAGTCATCCTGTGAGTCACGTAACTCTTCTAGCACTGCTTTCTTTGCAGCGATAGCTCCATCAATATAACCAGAACGATACTCCCAAGTCTGACCACCAATTTGGCCTTTCTTTGGATTAATACATTCTTCGTTTCCTAGATTATTGCAGACCAAACCTGCCAAATCTAATTCTGAGTTATCAGATGTATTGCCTGTGCCGCGCCAGACGTGTTGTCCGTTAATCCATACTGCGCCGCATTTAGTGCATTCTGATCTGGAAAGTTTGAGATCAGACAGCTCTTGAGACATTTAGTTACTCCTTGTGGGTTGGACACCAAGTTTCTTCATGTGTCGTTCAAATGATTTTTTCATGAAATACAACCTAAGTTGAACCCACGCATACTTGATGCGGAGCTCAATGAAATAGATTAACCTAAAGGTCGTTTCATATCCGGCGTAGACAATCAACGCGCAGATAATCAGAGCCGTTAGGTAAAATGATATCATACTGGAAGTCTAAACTTGGTATCAGTATTATACTGTCTATTTAGACTTTTGTCTGTATACAATTGTTACTTTTTGTTCTTTTATAAACAAAATGTGGTAAGAATCGTAAATTTAGTTACCGTTTAGCAATTCCAAGCACGGAGAGACTTATTGATTCTGCTATCAGGATCATTGGCAGTTTTGGATGAAGTCAGTTTCTTCTTCATACCTTTCATCCTTGCACAGAATGATGCACGACGCTTATTACCAACTTTCTTAGAAGGTCTCTTCAGATCAGAACCAGGATTCTCACGCTCGTAAGACTTGCGACCCTTCTCATTCAGGCCACCCTCAGGGTTCTTGCCAGACTTTTTCTGCCAGTCTTCTTCTACATGTTCTACTTCTTCATTCTTAGGACGGCAGTCTGGAACCAACTTACCACCTTTCATTTTCATACCAACTTTCTTGTGAGTCTTCCAGCACTCATCAACTTCTTCAGTCTCTTCTTTTGCCATCTTAGTGGCAGTGGCATACATTACAGACTTGTATTCATCACCATAACGCTTCTTGAAATCCTTTACGGATTTCTTCATGCCTTTGACATACTTTTCTTTGTCATCTTTCTCATCGCTGGAGAGTGCTCTCTCACCCATGAGTTTAGGACCTTTTGCCTTTCTTTCGGCAGCTGCTTTCTCACCAGGATTATCTGTCTTTCTAGCAAGGTTGCCAATCTTGGCATCTCTCTGAGCAGATCTGTGAGCCTTCTTATCAATGGTAGGAGCTACTTCTTCCTTTTGAATAAAGAGAGTAGGTTGTTGTGGTTGTCTGTCTGATTCGTAATAGTGAACCAGTCTACCACCAGGATAGATCTTCTCTACATTCGCTTGGAACTCATCTCTGGTTGGTCTCTTGATATCAGGCACAAAGAACTGAACTATCTTACCAACACCTCTGAAGACAAGACTTACGGTGTAATACTTACCAAGTACATTGACTCTTTCTGCTTTCTCTTGAATCGCTTCTTTTACAGGTTCCAGAGAAGCAGGATTCATTGGCTGAGAAATAGGTTTCTGCTTAGAGAGTGCCTTTCTCTGCTGCATCAACTTTCTAGTATTCAATCTCAACTGTTGCTTTTGCAGCAGCATATCTTGAGGAGACATTGCTTCTCCTATCCTTGCTGAGAGTTTAGGTGACAGTGTTGCCATATCCCATGCTTCTGGTCCATAAGTACACTCGGAACGAGTTTCATCCTTTTGGCAAAGAGCGCAATATCTTTTTTCTTCAGTCATGTTCTCTGTGATACAGATACACCTTACTAAGAATATTTAGGCCTATATATTTTATAAGATAGATGAAAACTCCATGAAAAGAGCCTTAGTGCTCCTTGCTATGTTTGGATTGGCGGCACCCGCACATGCCGATATTACTCACAGACTGAGTTCTAGCGTACAGTTGAATGTCAACTCCGCTGCAACACAAGCAACCAGAATTGGTTCTTCCTACAGCGTATCAGGAAGTGGCGTAGATACTACAGACGGTACAACAGCAAAT